CTTACTAGAATGATATTTTTATCTTCAGTTAATTTTTTAAGATGTGTAATCAGATTATCAAAAGATTTAAAATTGAGCGACTGAAATTCTAATAACTTGTTTTTATAGATTCCATGCGCAGCCCCACAATAACCAAAAATATAGGGCACAATTTCTTTAGTGTATTTTTTACATTCACTTAGATAATTTTTATAACTTTCTTCCGTTTTAAATTGCCTATAATATGATCTAACAGAATTCTCATGTTTTATTATAACAGTTTTCCATGGTGTTGGATTTTCCCGAATTCTAATCTCTTTCGCTAAAATTGCTGATGCGTCAAAATCAAAACTAATATTATATGATTCAATATATTCTTCTTCCTCCGGTGGAACATCTTCCCAGACCCACTTGGATTTTTCTGCCTCTTCTTTAATCTTATCAAATAGTTTAACTACTTTTTCGTGTGTTTCAGGATCAACAATCGCCTGATTTGGTGTAAATTCTTGCATAATTTTTTGTGATGTTATTAGGTTAAAAGATCCATAATATTCATCTGGGATCTTATGGATTGTTCTTTCAGTCTCTTTTCTGCAATATTGTAGTATTCTAGTTCTTTCTCCATTCCTATAAAGTTTCTGCCACTTCTAAGACTTGCATCTCCAGTTGTTCCACTTCCCATTGTATTATCTAGAATAACAGCATTTTCATTGGTGTAGGTTCTAATCAGATATTCCATCAAAGAAACTGGTTTCTGAGTTGGATGTAATCCTTTTTCTTGTTTAAACTTAAGAACGGTTTTTGGATATCTTGAGCCTTCTTCATTGTCTCGGTGCATACTTTTGGCTGAACCGTAGACTTCCCCGATTTTGGATTTCTGTGAGCTGAAACCCTTGTAGGGACTACCCTTTTCCATCTGTGGATTGTAGATAGGTGGTTTGCGATAAAAGACCAAAATATTTTCATGTGATCTCAAAGGCATGGAATCCTTATTGAGAGGATTGGTTCCTTGTGGTTTTTCCCAGATCCATTCATAACGAAAATTAGCAACATTGGATTGAACTAATAATGAAGTGAATGGTTGTACTGCGGTAAAGACCATGGCGGCATTGATCTTACAGATTCTGTTGTATTCCGGCCATAATCTATTCAGATCAATAATGGAATCCCAGGATAAGATGGTTTTCTCATAAGGAAGATCACACATCACCATATCAACCGAATTATCTTCTATCTGAGGTAATAAATCTAGACAATCACCGTGGAATAATCTTATCGTGTTATGCATGTGGGTTTAATATTAGCGACATCCAATTTTATGTGTGTCCATAATTGATCTGACATATTACGTTTAATCCAGGCATTGTAGATTGGTGTTGTACACTTCCAACCCATAAGCTCTTTTTTATCATTGTAATGCTCTTGCCAATCGGCTTTTTTATAATCAAGAATATTTGTCTCAAAACAAAATAGATAATAATTTAAATCTTTCTTGAGTGTTGATGTAGCAAGGCAAAAATAGAAGTCTTCTTTTTTATCTGAAAAATAAGCGATCTTATCTTCTATTGTTGAATAAGTGGTGCTTCTTGAACCATTGATTTTTAATGTATTTGAGGAAATCGTATAGACTCCGCTTTTGTTTGATATTCTTTTGTTCTCGTAGGATCCCCAACTGCAGATCTGATCTTTACCGATTGTGTGTGTTCTTTCCGCTAGCCAATCTGATTGTCCTCCGGTTACAATTATTGACTTCGCTAAAATCTCTTCCCAATATTCACCTTTTACACTTAAATCGTACAGTTTATGATGATCTCTTACTCGTCTTTCTATCTCTTCTACTAACTCGTCTGAAAGCATATGGTCTTCATCTGTTCTATGAAATATGGTTTGTTATATTCAAAGAACGGACGATATTTTTTGATCTTAAATTCAATCAATTTTAGAATCGGATCATAATCAGAACTTTTCATAAAATGTAAAATATCTTCAAGTATAAACAAAGTCTCTAATGACACTTCGTTTCTCAGAAAAGCTTTGATAATCTGCGGATGCTTATTATCAATAAACTTCACACACTCATATAGATGTTTTGATTCAGTGAGACTCTTTAACTCTTCGTTGAATCTATAAGTGAGCGATGATGTGTTAGCTTTCCAGGTATTATAATTTTCTTCACCTTTTGTTCTTAGATCTCCGATCCATAAATTTCCCGGATCGGGAGCCATAATAAATGATGCAACAAAATACTCAATGATTTCTTGTTTGTCGTATTTTCTGCTCAGTTTCTCAAAAAAATATCGGTCGTTTCTTTTGTTGTAAGTTTTTATTGATGTTCTGACTTTTCCATTGTATTGAAAGAAGTCGTAATTCTCATTGGAGAAATGTTGTTTTAGGGCAAGATATATTGTGTAACATTCATATGGTGTCGGCTTCAAATTGGTAATTCGGGTAGCGGTTTAATCTTTAGAAAATTCAGTTTCGTTGCCTGATGTTGAATCTTCTGTTTGAATTGTTTTGATATTAGCTTGGGAACAGAATCAATATCAATGTTATTAAGCTCACAATAATCTGCTATTGCAGAAATGTAATTCTCATAACCATTGTCATGACAGTATTGTTCAATCTGTTCTGCAAACTTTTCTTGTGAGATGAACTTCTTATTGTACTCTTTCTCTAGTTCCTGATCAAGATTCAACTTCTTTGATTTTTTCATTTTTGTAATTATTGATATATTGAACAAGTTTCTTAGAATAAGGAGTGAAATCCGTCTCAATAAAAGGCTTGATTTCTCCGTTTTCCGCTGCCATAAAAATAACAAGTTGCTGTGCATCTAATCCCGTTCGCTCTTTTAACATATAGCGATAAGCAACAGCCTGTACAAAATAATCTAGAATCCAATCTTTACGTTTGATATAATCGGAAGTCTTATAGTCAATGATACTAAGAATTCCATTATATTCTGCAATACAGTCAGAAGTTCCGGCGATTCCAAAGTATTCACTATAAAGAGGAATCTCAATACCTAAAACGTTATCAATTTTATTGAGTTCCGGTCTAAGATTATCAAAGAGCCTAAAAGGCAGATTTTTATAAGATTCTACTGTCTCGGGATAGAGTATGGCACCATCAATAGATTCAAGAGAAAAATCAATAAAATTTTGATACTCTGTCTGAACTAAAATGTGTTTATTGTAACCATCTGGATTAGTACCAGGCTCAAAAAGAATCTCACCGAATTGGTCGTGAATGAGATCTAGAAAAAGATTAGCTGATTTATTGTTTCCTGAGATTTTAACTCTCAATAGATTTTCGCTATTTTTAAAGATCTCTATGACCAGCTTATTATTCAGAGCGCAGATTCTATCATAAGGATTAAGAAGTCTTTCAATTTTTTCGTCTTCTTCTGGTTTAAAGATGCTTTCTAAAAGAGGTTGTTCTTCATTTCCAACATATGCCTCAATAAGCGAGTGGGTTTTGGTTCCTCTCAGTGTTGAACGATTAGTGACTCTATTGGCCTCTTTTTCTCCGACATCTTTTCGCCATTTGACGAATTTATGTTTAGTGTTATGAGAAATAATAGACGTAATTGAGACGAACTTGTTTTTACTACTTTCTGTTGTATAATAACGAAGTCCCGGAACATTAACTTGTTTTAATTTTGGTAGTGTTATTGGATTGTGGTTGAATATTTTTCTTTCCATTAAATAGATTTTAATTTATAGGACTTTCCGTCAAATGTTATTGTTTTATTGTGATCTATTAGAGCTTGTTGGAACTGTTTACTTTCTTCTTTATCTTGAAGAAGCTTCTTCATCAGTGATGTTAGTGGAACTTTCATTATCTTTCAGAGAGGTATTGAATTATTCATTTAATATTAACTCTTTTCTAGCTTGCAAAAATAATATCATCAAAAGGTGTTCCGTGGTCATTTAAGTAATTTAAAACTAAATCAGTAATACCTTTAATGGAAAGGGCATCATCAAATACTGGATAATTACTCTCGCCTTTCCATCTTTTTAATTCATTATCAAAGATATAAATTTCTTCTTGTTTCTCATTTCTACAGTAATAAGCAGATATTAAAACGCAAGATTTAGTATTACGGTCTTCAATTTTTTCTATTTCAAAACAAATATGGTTGTATGCTGAAGGCCTAAAATGATAAGAAATTCGTTTTTCGTAGTAATTATTGTCCATGAGTTCTTTTTGAAACGGCTTCCAGCCTAGCACAGGAAGCCGGTTTTGTCAAGTGGGTTTTGAGGTGGAATAATTATCGACTACTTCTCCAAGAAATCTGCTATCATAAATTAAGACTATATTTAACGGTGAGATATTCTTTAACAAATCCAGAGCGCACAACATCTTCCAGTTGAAATTCAATAATATCAACCGATGGCATCTCTCTCAAAATCTTCATGAAATCAATAATACCATTCTTATCGTTTGTTTTAATCAAATCAGATTGTGTGGCATCACCACAGAACATAATCTTGGAGTTTTCTCCAATACGAGTGATTATTGAATCAAGTTCATGTCCAGAAAGATTTTGAAATTCATCTACGATAATAATACAATCATCAAAAGTCATTCCGCGAATGAAGCTTGTTGACATGAAGTAGAATGACTTTTGTGCTTTCAGATTGCCATAAAGAAGCTCATATTCCTCATCGGAATTCAGATTGAAAAGCTTTTTAATCATGTACTTATACGGCTTTTCGTATTCTGATTGTTTATCTTCAATAGAACCCTTAAGAAAACCAATATCTCTTGTTGGAACAATAGAGCGAACAATAATAACTTTTTCGTAAGGTGTTGATGGATCCAATACTTCTTCAAGAGCCTTATAGATGGTAATAAGACTCTTTCCCGTACCAGCGGCTCCATGAGCGACAATACATTTACCTTTATCGTAAGAGTCAAAAAGTTTTTCTTGATTATCGGTCAATGGCTGCAATTCAACCATCTGATCCAGTGTGATTTGTTGTGGTTTTCTTCTATTCTTATATGCTGTACTAATGCCGACTTGTTGTGAACCCTTTCTTTTTCTTGCCATAGAGATTAGATCTTTTTTACTTTTGAATTTGGTGCTTTACTGACTTTGCCTAAAACTTCATTCCAACTAGGATGAGCCTTAGCGAGTTTGTCTCGCCATTCTCCAACTTCGGCCGGTGTTGCGCATCCTTGTGACCAATCTCGTTGCCATTGAGGATTGTCTTTGTACCATTGTGTGATCTCATGAACACTCATTTCAATCACTTTTGTTTCACCCGTTTCTTTATTTTTAATAGGATAAATTGCCATAAGATTCAATAATATGTGACGTTATTTAGATTGACCATTCTTCGTCTCCTCCGAGAGCCTCATAACAGGTTGGAAACTGCTCCGCAAAGATTTCTTTACATGCCTTGGCAATGTCCATGTGTTCTTTCTGAGTTCCATTCTTTTCTCTAAGAGCAATATAAGTTATCCAAGATCTTACGTTACCAGTCATATAAATTCTTGTTGGAGTTGATAATGGCAGAATAAATCTTGCACACTCTTTTGCGACACCGTTTGAGAGTAATTTTTCATAGAGCTTCATACCAGTATCAAAATACTGCTGAATCTCTTTTTGTATTTTTAATTGTTCATCTTCGGAAAAATCATCAATAGAATTTTGCCGATTCTTATTATCTTGTCGTCTTAGTTCAGGAATTAATGGATTATCGGAAAGAGCGGTTATGTCCATATACCGTTGGCTATTGTGAACAACAACACCATCTGCAACATAATTATGAGAATCATGGTCTACCTCTAGATCATAAGTCATTTGCTGACAAAGATACTTTACGGATTTAACCTTAGACCATTTTACTGATAGTGTATTCTCTGATACTCCGCTACAGCCAATATAGTCATTATTTGAGATTACTGCGATATTATCAATTAATTTTAACCCAAGATGTTCTTCTAAGGATTTAAATCCATCTTGCGTAAGAACCTTATGTTCTTTGGTGCAACGAATAACTTTACCATTTTCTAAGGTAAATTCAAAAATTTCTTTAACCCCGGTCTTAAAAACTTCTTTGATGTGTGAATTAGTGAAGGTACGAGTTTTTTCATCGAAAATCCTCACATTCATTTTTTTTACACGATTCCGATGATACTCACTTTTGGTCCATTTTCTATAAAGTTCTTCTAGAGTAGACTTATAAAGTCTTCTTTTATTATCCTTTAATGTTGCAGGAAGATCAAAATAAACATTTGTACTTCCTACCATACAAAATTCTTGAAATGTAAAACTTCTATGTCTCAAAATCTGAGCCGCAATAGCTCTCGTTGTATTAATCTCAAGAGTCATATAAGCATGTTCAAAAATGCTCACATGTTTGTTTTTAATGCAATAACGAATAAGACCCTCTGCTGTATCAAAATTGAGTTGATTATTTGGATTACTCACTCTGGCAATATATGAAATAACTTCTTGGGCGCTAGTATGCATAAGATCTCCTGCACCTTGAGTAATGGAGACGAGTTTTACTTTTGGTAGTTCTGGATCACTTTTGCTATTTTGTTTTTTTGGTAGAAGCTTATTAATAGAATCTAGCAGTTTACCGAGCATTTAAATATTCTCCTGATTAATGTGTTTATAATGTTTTTAGATGATCTTGTAGTTTAATATACTTTTAAAGATAGTGGGGGTGTGTTTGGATTTTCTGCTACCCAATAACGAATAGAATAATCATCATCAGTCGCTAGTTGTTCTAATGCTTTTGGTGGTGTGTTTGGATTACATGCTACCCAATAACGAATAGAATAATCATCATCAGTCGCTAGTTGTTCTAGGACTTTTGGTGGTGTGTTTGGATTTCTTGCTACTCTACAACGAACAAGAGAACTCTTATCAGTCGCTAATTGTTCTAGGGCTTTTGGTGGTGTATTTGGATCTCTAGCTTGTTTAAGTTTGCTCATAACGTTACCAGTTGTTCTTGAATTTTAATATACTTTTTGAGATAGTGAGGTGTGTTTGAGTTTCGTGTTACCATCAAACGAACATCAGAACTCTTATCGGTCACTAAAAGTTCTAGTGTTTTTGGTGGTGTGTTTGGATTTCTTGCTACCCAATAACGAACACCATAATACCCATCTGTCGCTAGTTGCTCTAGAATATGTAGAGGAGTGTTTGGATTATATGCTACGTTCCAACGAACCCAATAATCATCATCAGACGCCAATAGTTCTAGGATTTCTGGTGAAGTGTTTGGATCGTTAGCTTGTTCAAGTTTATTCATAATATTCATGATTGTTTCTAAATCTCTAGTTTCCAATTAATCGGGCAACTTGGGTTGTTTATTGCCGTAGCACGAACCATGTGGTTTTTATCTAATGCTAAAAGTTCTAATGTTTTTGGTGGAGTGTGTCTGTTTTGTGCTACACCCCAACGAACAATAGGATCATCATTGGTCGCTAGAAGCTCTAGAGTTTTGGGTGAAGAGTTTGGATCTTTAGCTTGTTCTATTGGAGGTTTTGGTTGTGCGTTCGGATCTCGTACTGTATTTTTACGGACTCTGTAAACATCATCGGACGCTAATAATTCTAATGTTTTTGGTTGGGTGCTTGAATTTTTTGCCACATTGTAACGAATAACCGAATTCTTATCAGTTGCCAATTGTTCCAAAATATCTTGTGGAGTATTCGGATTCTCTGACTGCCTAAGTTTTTTAATAAATAATCTCCTATTTTCTTCTATCTCCTTTTTTAGATAATCTGGAGTGCTTGGATTCTGCATAACATTTTCCTTAACATAACCATAATCATTCTTGGATAAATGATACAACATTCCCAAAGAAGCATTTGGATGTTTTGCTACTTCTTCTGGATATTCTTTAATGAGGAGATTTAAAAGATCAAATGGAGTTTTAGGATTAAGTGCAATATAATATCTAATTTCACCACTAAAATAGTGATACATTCGGTATAGAATTTTAGTAGCAATATTTTCATTCCGAACAAGACTAAGACGAACTTCTTTCGCACTATCATAAGAAAGTTTGTATTGAGTACCTTTAGAGATATTTGGGTTTCTTGCAAGATTGGATCTGACAGAAACATTATCATCATTCCATAAACTATCTAAGCACTCAACATCAGTGTTAGGATTTTCTGCTACAAATGCTCTAACAACAGGATCAGTATCAAACGATAACCGTTTTAAGATAGTATTATTTACATTCCAATTCCTAGCGATACAAGATCTAATCCTACTATCATCATCAAAAGAAAGCTTCTCCAATGTATCCATTGCAGTATTTTCATTTTGTGTGACATAATAACGAACCACTTTTATTAGATTCACTTTCCTATTTTTTTTCAATAATTCACCCATTAAACCCTCAGATGGATTACAATAACCCGGTATCCGAAGATACACACTATCACCCAAATACTCATCGGTCGCTAGGATTTCTAGAGTTTCTGATGGTGTGTTTGAATTTCTTGCTACCTCTTCACGAACCAAAGAATCCTCATTGGTTGCTAGAATTTTTAGAATTTCTGGTGGAGTGTTTGGATCTGATGCTGTGGCCCGAAGAGCAGAATAATCTACATCGGTAGCTAGCTGTTCTAGAATTTCTGATGAAGTGTTTGGGTTTTGTGCCACTTTCCGCCGGACAGAATAATACCTATCGGTCGCTAGAAGTTCTAAAGTTTCTGGTGGAGTGTTTGGATTTCGTGCTACATTCTTACGAACATCAAGTTCATCATCGGATGCTAGAAGTTCTAGGGCTTTTGGTGGTGTGTTTGGATTTCTTGCTACACTTTCACGAACCCAAGCAATCTCATCGCTCGCTAGTTTCTCTAATATTTTTAATGAAGTGTTAGGATGTCTTACCACAGTTACGCGAATACAATCTACATCAGTCGCTAAAACTCCTAGGATTTCTGATGAAGTGTTTGGGTTTTCTGCTACTCTCCAACGAACAGAATAATACTTATCGGTCGCTAGTTGTTCTAGGATTTCTGTTGAAGTGTTTGGATTTTGTGCTACTCCTCTGCGAACATCAGAAAGCTCATCAGTAGCTAAAAGTTCTAATGCTGTTGGTGGTGTGTTCGGGTGAACCACAACATCCTCACGAACACGTCCATTTTCATCAGTAGCTAGTTGTTCTAGAATTTCTGGTGTTGTGTTTGGATTTTTTCCCACATACGAACGAGTAGCCCAATCCTCATCGGTCACTAGAAGTTCCAGTGTTTTTGGTGGTGTGTTTGGATTTCGTGCCACACTACGACGAACAAGATAATGCTCATCGGTCGCTAGAAGTGTTAGAGTTTCTGATGATGTGTTTGGATGACTCGCTACATTATAACGAACCCAATAATCCTCATCAGTCGCTAGTTGTTCTAGGATTTTTGGTGGAGTGTTTAGATTTTCTGCTACAACAATACGGACACGATAATCCTCATCGGTCGCTAGAAGCTCTAGAGTTTTGGGTGAAGAGTTTGGATCTTTAGCTTGTTCAAGTTTGCTCATAATGTTTTTAGATGTTCTTGAATTTTAAGATACTTTTTGATGTAGTGAGGTGTGTTTGGATTTTGTGCTACTTCACAACGAACATTAGAATACTCATTGGTCGCTAAAAGTTCTAGTGTTTTTGGTGGGGTGTTTAGATTTCTTGCTACTCCTACACGAACATAATAATTCTCATCGGTCGCTAGTTGTTCTAGTGCTTTCGGTGGCGTGTTTGGATTTTTTGCTAAAAGAAATTTATTATAATATTCTTTCCATTTATTATGTTGTTGGTCAAGATACGATTTGGTCATAATAATTTATTATACAGTCAAGTTTTATAAACACAAATATTATATCTCAATCAATCACCCAATCTAAATCTCTCATAAAAATCTCGCTCGGCCTTACTATTCAACAGTATTGGTGGTCCATCATCGGATTCTTCTGCATATTGAACATCATCTTCTAAATCAACATTAGCGGATCTAATAAAATCTGGAATACTTATGGTATTATTTGGTTGAGAATCAATAACATTTTCATCCTCTTCTAATTCAAGTCTTATGGTATCAATAAGATTTTGAATACTATTAAGATGAAGTATTAGTTTCTTTTTGTTCATAACGCCGCCAGATGTTCTTGTAGTTTAAGATACTTCTTAATGTAGTGTGGAGTGTTTGGATGATTTGCTACCCTACGACGAACATAATAATCCTCATTGGTAGCTAGAATTTCTAGAGTTTTTATTGGAGTGTTTGGATTATACGCTACACATTCACGAACACAATATTCCTCATCGGTCGCTAGAACTTCTAATGTTGTCGGTGATGCGTTTGGACTATATGATACATAATAACGAACATACCATTCATCATCAGTCGCTAGTTGTTCTAGGATTTCTGGTGAAGTGTTTGGGTTATTTGCTACACAACAACGAACACCACAATCCTCATCGGTCACTAGAAGTTCTAGTTTTTTTATTGGTGTATTTGGATTTTGTGCTACTCTGGAACGAACCCTATAACACTCATCGGTTGCTAGTTGTTCTAGGATTTCTAGTGATGTGTTTGGATTTTCTGCTAAGTCAAGTTTGTCCATAATAAAATAACACAATAATTTATCTCTGAATAAAAATCAAATCGTTTTTAATAGGACGAAGTTTTTCAATAATAAAATCGCATCCAATCTTTGGATCGGTCTTAGAACAAGTATAAACATCACATGCTGCTGTATGTCTATCGGGCCAGGTGTGCATACTAATATGTGATTCGGCAAGCATTAAAACTACTGTAAGACCACAAGGCTCAAACTTATGCGATGCAACATTTAAGATAGTCGCATTACAAAATAAAGCTGCATCAGTCAACATCTTAACAATAAAATCCATATCATTAAGAAGAAGCGGATCACAACCATAAAGATTCAGTAGATAATGCTTGCCCATTTAATTCATCGGTGAAGAATTGTTATTTTCTTTAAGCAGACTGGAAATATAATCTTCAGTACCATTCATCGTTCTGACAGCAAAAATTCCAGATTTCATATAACGTTTAGCGTTTTTATATTTTCGGATAATCTTATTAAATTCCTCTTTATTAATATTAACTCTTAGTTTATTAAATCCTTCACTCATCTTTTTCTCCTAGTCTGTTCTGGAACTGGGTTACCCCAAAGTCTTGGATTCATCCGCCCATAACCAAAATCAATGCGGCGGATTTTATTACCCACTTTATCATAATATAAATCAAAAATATTGGACATTTTGCTAGATCTACAAAGATCAATAAAAGAACCGCTATCAGTATTATACTCCACGATATAAGCATCACTTGGAAGCTCTGGATTCTTTATTAGCTCATCATTGACATTATGAAAAAGAAGTTCACAATTATATTGAGAAGGAACACTTTTTCTCTCTTCATCAGTCCACATCATCGGTCCCACTTCACATCAGGATAAGCTTCACGGAGAAGTTCAAAAGAAATAGGATACTTATCTGTGAGTCTCTTACCTTTCGTAAGAATAAGAATCTCAGCTTCTCTTGGATGAAGACCTTCTAAAAGATTGATAAACATTGTCTCTCTCCGGATACTAGCCAGACTTGGATTACCACCTTTAAGAAAGTTGTAAAAAATCTGATGCTCTCTACGAATGCTGGTTCTCATGTTGGATCCTAGAGCGTCCACCATCTGATCAGCGTCAATCTGCTTTCTGACCGTCTCTGAGAGCGTGTCGTTACCCAGCTCCAACTCCTTCAGTGTGGAGTAGGGAACATCCCCAGGAGGCAGAGCGGACTCCAGTGTGGGAACATAATTCCACAGAAAGATCATCAGCATTCCATCATAACGATATTCATTTAAAACTTCAATTTTTTTGGCTTTCGTTTTTTGCTTAAGAACCAGATCTAAAATCTCAAACATAAAAGGATTAGATGAGAGCTTTTCAATTGGTTTAGCTCTGGTAGTCTTTGGTTTTGTTGTTGTTTCTGTTGTCATAATTGTTTATTTTCAAACATCTTCTAATTCGTCAGGAGCGATTTCAACACCGCTTTCGTTTTCAAGTCTAATAGCAAGAATTTCTGAATCTACAATAAGTCTTCCGGTTTCTCTATCCCATAATTCGGGATGTGTAGCATAAACTGGTTTATTCTCTTCAAAATATTGGCGAACAAGATAACCGGCGATAACACCAATACCCAAGAATGCAACAAGAACAAGAATACTAAGTGTGATTATTGCGAACGTAATCATTTGTTTAATCCTCCTTTTGGTTTAACTTGAAACTCAAAACGAAGATGGTATTCCTTGTTGAAAAGAGCGACCATCTTGTACCATACTAAGCTAAAGATTGAGCCCTCCTTTTGCTTGGGTTGGAGCATGAAAACTAAACCCCTGTCAACTTTATTTAGATTTGGTTCTGGGTTTTGGTTTTTTTGTTGCACCTTTTCTCTCTTGAATGTACTTTTTTATTCCTTCTATAATGTTATCAAAATAAGTGGAAATTCTTTTGGCATCGGCTTTGGTAAGAAAACCATAAGCTTCTTCTGCATAAAGAACATCTGGATCTTGGTTATTCTTCTGATAGAGATTAAGATCATTAATATAGGAATATAGTTCCCTGATTAAGGATGATCTTAACAATTCTTGTGCATCAACTCGTCTTACATCTTTGACTTTTAGATAAGAAAAAGAATTTAACACATACTTATTTTGCACGAAAGCAAAATCAATTGCTTGTTGGAGATCGTAATAAATTTCATCCATTTAGATTATATTATTTTCTTTTAAATATTTGATCGTGTCAACACAACCACCAAGATTTTGATCATTATAGACTACCTGAGGAAAGGTGGATCCATTGCCGAATTTATTATAAAACTCTTCTTTAGTGAAATCTTGATCTAGAGTATAAAGAACATGTTTTAGTTCTTTGAGGTCCATTACTTGTTTAATTCTAACGCAATAAGGGCAGCCCGGTTTTGAATAAATTAAAAATGTAGACATGATAGATATTTCTGAATTTTAATATACTTTTTGATGTAACATGGTGTATTTGGATTTTGTGCTACATTATAACGAACACCATAATGCTCATCGGTCGCTAATTGTTCTAGTGCTTTTGGTGATGTGTTTGAATGACACGCTACACCACGACGAACCCAATATTCCTCATCGGTCGCTAGTTGTTCTAGAACTTCTGGTGGTGTGTTTGGATCTCCAGCTTGTTCAAATTTGTTCATAATGTTTTTAGATGTTCTTGAAGTTTAAGATACTTCTTGAGATAGGGTGGTGTGTTTGGATTTTGTACAACACCACGACGAACCAGAGAATCCTTATCGGTAGCTAGTTGTTCTAGGATTTTTATTGGTGTGTTTGGATGGTTTGCTACATAATAACGAACATAAGGATTCTCCTCAGTCGCTAGTTGTTCTAGTGCTTTTGGTGGTGTGTTTGGATTTTCTGCTACCCAATAACGAATAGAATAATCATCATCAGTCGCTAGTTGTTCTAATGCTTTTGGTGGTGTGTTTGGATTTCTTGCTACTGACAAACGAACATTAGGATCCTCATCGGTCGCTAAAACTTTTAATACTTTTGGTGGTGTGTTTGGATTTAGTGTCATCTCTTCACGAAGACGGCTAGGTAGAAGTGAAAGAATCAAAGTTGAATGTCGGGATTGATTTGGTTAATAAAATTCTGGACTTGATCTTGCATAGCATCAGTCTTTTTAATCATATCAATATCATTAATCATTCTAGCAATACCAACCATTACATAAGATGCTTCTTGTCGGGCCGCATAGGATAATGCATTTTTGAGTTGTGATTGTGCTTCGTTTAGACTTTCTTCAACAGATTTTGATAGTGCCATTTTATTCCTCGTTAAAATTTTGTGTGAATAATTCGTAGTTGAGTTTATCTTCTTTCCACCGAGAGTGAATTGCTCTGATGAATTCAAAAAACATTTCTTGACTTTTTGCTATATGTTGTGGGTTGTCATTGAAGTTATCGGTAATGGTTTCAATCATCTCAATAGATGGAATATTTCCCATAAGAAGTGTTAGTGCAGCAATCAAATAACATCCAACAAAATGACTTTGACTAACTTCTAACATCACCAAAAACTGATCAAGAACTGTTTCTCCATCTTCATCTGGTGGAATGTCTCTGGTATAATAAGAAATGGTATTCATTCCACAAACCCAGATCATTTCGGCAATAAAGTTACATTGAACTTCATCATCTAACAGACAAATCTGTTCTTTTGTTGGTAGAATTCCTTGTCTTAGTGATTCTAGAATAACAACGGGAACATCATCAACTTCAAAATCGGGATGAATTGAATACTTTAGATCGTGGCGTTCAAGAAGACATTGTAAGCATTCTAGAGTAAACTCAGTTGATTTTTCTCCCTGTTTCTTGATCTTGTTGATGCGTTCAAGAAGACCGCTCATATCAAAACTATCAGTCATGGTTTTGCTCAACTGTGTTCATAGTAGCACAGAACAGATCCGGAACTCACTCAGATGGTCCAGTTTGTGAATTGTCCTGCATCTCTTTGATAAACTTTTTGAACTTACGATCCATCCACCATCTCGTAATAGGATTTTTAGGATGATAAATGATCAGCCACCTCAATCTTTCAACATTAATAAGAAAAAGTTTATATGAAAGAATAATATAATCCGCAACGTTTTTATCTACTACCATCATATAGGCAACAACACAAAATACAAACAGAAGGCCATAATAGTAGAGTGTGTGCATTAGTCTTTTTTGATTTCTATAGGGCAGATTTTGATGTAGCTTTTTAATTCTTTAGCGACTTCCATTTTCTGAATCGGTGTTAGATCCAAATTCCGATATAAACGAATCAGAATGGCATTAAGATGAGCACAGGTAATAGTCGTTGCTAAAAGAAATTCCATTTTAGTATCTCTTTGGAATTTTACTGTAAGACTCAAATTGATAAATCTCATCAAGTCTTACAGGTGTTGGAAAATGTCTCAAACAAAGAGCAGCTTTGTTTCTAATATTTTTTGGAACATCAGGAGATTTTTTGGGATCAACGAGTTCATAAAGAAGTCTCATGGTATTAGAAAGAGCGTGATATTCTTCAATTGGTATCGTCATTTTTATTCTCAAGAAATTTTGCGATGTCTTCTCTCCACTCTAGAAATTTAGAATTCGGATCACATGCATTGTCCAAAAGTGTCACATATCCAAAAACAATTCTCTGCCACAAATTAGAGATTCCAGTTGTTCTATTAATAAGATCACCATTCCAAAATTGCTCAATAAGTTCGGTGAATCTTTCATAGCTACTAACTTCCATCTCTTCACCATCTTCCAATGTATAGGTTCCACAAGTTAGGACCCCATCAATCATATTAAAGAACTCAACCAGATCTTTCACGTCCTGTTCTGTTGCTTTTGCTTGCCTTAGTTTTACTACTCTTTTCTTTTCCATTTTGAGTTTTTATCCCAACTACATCTACGGTAGCAGATTTTTTAGATGTTTTGGGTTTTGGTGTGACAGTTTGTTGACCGGCTTTATGATTGTTAATGAATAACTCTGCTTGTTTAATAGTCTTAACAACTTCTAGCTGTTCGTTGTTAAAGATTATCATTAATTGTTTTCCATAAGGAACTGCTGCATATCCATCCTTTGTAATAAAGCCGATCATAAACAAGAAACGTTTTTCTTATTTATTGAAAATCCGTCTCACTAAAGAAACGAGTTTTTGTTTAAGTGATTGGTTTTTACGAGCTTCAATTTGGGAGTTTAATTTTTCAATTTCTTTATGTGATTGTGTTTTAATTCTTTCACACTCACTCTTCCAAAATTCACATTCTTCAGTGGATTTTTTATACCTCACATCAAGATCGTACAAATCGTTTTCTAAACGAGAATTTTCATCAATATAGGGTTGTTCTAAAATATCAGCAAGAGCAGGTTCAATAGCAAAATAAAATTCTTTGATTCTTAAATCATCATAGGGCAGAGGATTAATAAGAGGATCAACAGGTTTTAATACTCTAGTAATCTTATAAAGTGGCAATGATATTTCTTGTGGGTTAAAATCAACCATTACGTTATCTTCATCAAGGCTAACCATATTTGAACCAATATGACAGCCGCTCCGTGTGATGTAGGTTCGGATAGAACTCTCCGAACCCACTATAACTTTTCTTGTATTTAATGTATATAATGTTGCTTCTATCATTTATGTTAGTTCGGGAAATAAGTAAAATTGACCTTGTAGAATGTTATTATAAGAATTATAGGGTCTTACGATATAAAAACCTCGGCGATCACGAATGAAGGCATTGAGATCTTTGAATACTCCGACAACATATCCTCTCATTGCAGATTGATGAAGAATCTTTCCTTCTCCCAAATAAACTCCCACATGCCATGTATTGCCTGGCCGTCCCATTGCAACAACATCACCTTCTTGAAGTTTATCTGGATCATAAAGAACTTCACCAAGATTGCGAACAGAATCAGCCCAGGCAGTCACTTTTGATGTATCCAGACCAATAAGAGAAAGATAAGTTTTTACGGTGTTAGCGCAGTTATTGCGATAACCGTTGAATTGAATAAATTTGTTTCTATTTTCAGTAAAGACCTGATAATAATCAGGTTCAATAAATTTTACGTCTTCTATTTGATAAAACATCTCAATCCAACACTTCCAGTTTTACAGATGCAATACCATCAACACCTAGAACATTAGCTGCAGCTTCAGAAAGATCAATAACACGACCACCCACATAGGGGCCGCGATCATTGATTCTAACGATAGCACTTCTACCATTATAACGGTTAGTTACTCTTACGCGAGTTCCAAATGGAAGATATCTATGTGCTGCCGTCATTCTTCCTGGACGATAAACTTCACCATTGGCAGTTCGGTTACCATAAAATCCAGGACCATACCAACTCGCTTGGCCATAATAAACACTTGCAAGAGGAACTTTATAAGTTGGTTGTTGCGGAATAAATCTTTTCTCCCATTTTGAATCCTGAGTGTATTGCTCGGGAATATAGGTAGATACTGAAATTGCTTGTGAAATTGTGGGAGTCATCGTTGCGGCTCCAACCATACCACAAGCAAGAAGAGATGAGATTGTTTTGTTAAAAAGCATTAATTTGAATAGAATTCGGCATCCGTGTTAGATGAGGTGTCACTGCCAACTTCCCAGAAGGCCAACATCCACGGCTCTTAGATTTCACTCATTCATTACGAATAAGTATTTAGTTTGAACTTTTAAGGTTCGGGTACACCGTAGCATAAGAACAACCGTTTGTCAAGCAGTCCAGTTTACGAATTGTCACTCGGTTGGCGTTGGATTGCTGATCTTATTGAAGTAAGGATCAAAATTAGTGATCTGATCTATCGTTAATTCTTTTCCTTCATTCTGCCAGAAAGCAAGAACTCCATTATAAGAATTTTTATGAAAGACTTCAATATGTTCATCGTGAATAGAACTACCAAGACGAATTTCATAAAGAAATAAAGGTGTTGAAAATGTTAAGCCACCATTATAGATTAAATCATCGGCAACAGCTCTCGGTTTAATATTTTGATCCAAGATAAATTTATCACCTCTACAATGAAAATGAATCAACTTTTCTGCATAACGACGGTTAATACAATATACCGCAGTTGAAAAACTATTAACGAAGCGATTATGAATATTCACCGAAATATTCCCTGTTGAGATTATTGCTAGCTGCAAACAATCCCAACAATAAGGAACTCTAGAGATAAATTCTTGCCAGGTAAAATTCCAATATTTTGAAATGTCAATAAGAGTATCATCTTCACAGATAATAGCATAAGGACTCGTAGAAGTCTCATACCAATGTTTAATAGCTTTCAAATGTGAAAGAGTACAACCAAGTTCCGCTGTTGTGATTCCTTCTGGATATTTTCCGACAATATATTCACTCAGATCACTATTCCTACCATCAAAGGCCGAAATTCTCTCATAGTTTTTTATCTCCCAGTAGTTAAACTGAGCTTCCATAAAAGTTCTACGATCTTCTTGATCATCAAGATTAATATAATAAACTGGACCAAATCCCTGAAGTTTATAGGCTGCTTTATTTCTGTCCATTAGATTCCTACAAAATAACCAACATAAGGAAGAATATTAATAACACCATCTTGTTCTTTAATGTTCTGTAAAAACAGAAAATCTTCGGCATTATCATTCTGGAATTGAAGATTTTTTTGTCTCAAGAATGAGCTTTTAAGACAAAAGGAAATACCGACATGATTCTGCCGCAGTTCATTCATATCATAAGAAGGAATAACTACACCCTTATTATTCATACGAAACACATAACAATCTGATTCATCTAATGTCATCTGTTGTTTTAAAATTTCAACATAATATGATGAAAGAGAGTCATCGTCATCCAGAAATCCGATCCATTCAGATGGAGTATCAATAGATTCAATAATCTTATTTCTCACTCTTCCCGCATTACCATGAAAAGAAGAGGTTCCCAATTTTTCTTCCAAATAGAGATAGTGAATTCTTGAATCATCAATCAGAAGCTTAGAATCAATCTGATCTTTTGATAAACCGTCAAATCCAACAAAACATCTCCAATCTGAATCGGTTTGTTGAATCAACGAATTTAATGAACGGGTAATTGTTTCTCGCCCAATACTAGGTACAATAAAATCAATCATATTTTTCTTTACAATAAATGGATTCTTTTTGGAGTAATTCATCTCTGTTTTTTAATGTGCTAGAGATGCTATCAGGATGGATTCTATTTGTTACCAAGATATCATCATAATAAATTGGTTCACCATAAGTCTCTCTCATATTATAATAAAAATCAATATCCATCAGATAGACTAAATCTTCATCAAATTTAATTTCAACTTCTCTCTTATATGCAACAACAGATGGTGAACTTATTGTGTTTACTCCTGTTAGAAGATTCGGATTAAATCTCGGAAAAAGATTCCAGAAAAACGTGTGGCCGTTATCTCTCGTATGATTAGTTCCATTGAGAAGCCAGAATTTATTGCGATCTCCGGCTAGATTATAATAAATCTTGGCTAATGCTTCATCATCATAAAAGAAGTCATCTTGAAACATCGGCTTAATAATTTCTCCCGAACAATGAGAAATCGCATGATTCAAGTTAGCTGGACTATTACCACGCTTTTCAGTGTTTGCAAGGTATTTGACGGTGAAAAAATCTGAATACTCCTCTGCCTTGTTTTTGATATTTTTGTCTTCGCTATGGTCTGATATGACTACTTCAAATTCTCTAAAAGTCTGTATCTGGATGGTTCTAAGTAGATCGTCAAGAAACTGTTCTCCTTTACCATGATAATTATATGTTGGAATAGCTATTGATAATCTAGTCATGCAACTGGATCCTCAACAGTTTCTACCGAACAATAATCTACCCAATATTTTCTGAGTTCCGAATCATCCATAGCACCCAGTTTTCTCCAATGGCTACCCATAAAATCAGGAAGAGTTGTTGCATCATATGCTTTCTTCCCATTGCGAACTTTTTTTGCAAATTGATCAAAAGTGCGATATTGATAATGCCGAATACCTATTTTTTCGTGAACTCTTTTTCCTGGATGATTATGGACATCATGATTTCCCATTTCAAGATGAAATCCTGGACTATAATTGAATGCAACGGCAGAAAAAGAATTTGAATTAACTTTTCGGTATTTCATTCTCTTAATAAAATTTCTTTCATTAAAGTCATCAAAAACAGTTGGAATATAATCCACCGAATCTGCAACAAAAATATCTGCATCAGTATTTCTTATGATTTCACCTAGAGTATAATTTGGATTCTTTGAGTACCAAATCTCATCAGCATCAATAGGAATAACAACATCTACATCATCTTGAAAGAGTTCGTTTGCCCAATTATTCATCTTCGTTGATTGATAATATCCTGTTTCTGGATCATCAAATACCAATAATTCTTCTTCGTAAAAATAAGCTAAGTCATCTAACTTCTGTCGTGTTCCATCGGTTGAACCGTTATCATAGACACACACAAAATCTAAGTTTTGAGTTAAAAGATAGTGAATATTTTGTTCAATAATATCATTCTCGTCTTTTACCATCATCAAGGCTGCAACCTTTTTCATAATTCAAACTCCGCTAATTGTATCATAAACGTGTCTGCCATCACCAAGATGAGAGACAACACGAGTCTCAAGTGCAGCAGTATAAAGTTGATTATCTTTATAAAAGATTCCAACATCTTTTTCAGACATTCCTGCACACCTACCTAATTGTTTATATGCAGAAAAACGAAAGATATTTGGATTATAAGTAAATCCTGGCCACCCATTATATCCCGGAATCAGAACCTTAAAAGGATTATCTTCTTTTTCGTAAATCTCTTCATGTGTAGGATGAGGTGAATCTTTTCTGAAGGTCACTTGAACCAGATTATCGTATTTCTCTAAAATGTGTAACGAAGGGCCAACAAAATCAAAGTCATCAAAATACCAATCATCTTCACAGTGAAAGACATAATCTGTTTTGACATGAGCATATGCACTATCAATGGAAGCAGCTTGTCCCAATTTTTCTTTGTTTAGAATTTTCTTCCATCCTTTTAAATAAGAAGCTTTTTTGATATTTTTATAAACTTCGGGATCTATAGAATCATCCACAATAATTTTTGTTGGAATATTATCCAATACACCTTTACTAATTGAATTGATAGTTTGTTCTAGAAGATCCAATCTTCCACAACTTGTTAAAACGAGTGTTACGTTATCGTACATAGTCAAAATGAAATTTTATGAACGTGTGTATAATCTACTTCTTGTTCGCAAATATCAGAATAGCCAGGATTCTGCCATACTAAATGAGGATTAAGAACATAAGAATTGATAGATGATTGTAAATTAGCATAAACGACATCTAAAGGTTCTTGGAATTTACAAAGAGATTCCAAAAGAACATCATACATCGTATTCTTAATCGCATAACAATGAGCCGAATATGCTCTTGTCATCTTGTAGATGTTATCGGTAATTTTGATGGGACTACTAATGTGATTGGCACCAAAGAAAAGCATATCCCAATTTTCGGGAACATCTGACATCTTCTGTTCTAATTGAAAATTAAAATCACCACAAAACATTGCATCATCTTCAAGAATAAGAACAGAAGAAAGATTTTTATATCTTGCAGTTTTAATGATATTATAATGTGAGATAAGACACGCTAATTGACCTCGGGTTTCAAAGTTTTCGGAATTAGAAAACATTTCTATATTGAGTTCTTTTCCATCAATAGCAGAATAACGATTAACCGTTATTGAATGTTTGATAAATTCTTGTTCTACTAAATTCCAACGATCTACACGTCTATCAAGATTAATACAGTAAATCTCATCAAAATAATCATTTAATGTTTTCATCTTTCGGTTCTCACATAAAGTGCATCACCCCAAATTTCTCCTGCCCAATCTGTTTCCACTCTGATCATATTGTATTGAGAAAGAAACTCATCAATCTCTTCTACGAAAGCATTATTCTCATAAACTTCAGCTCTATTGACTTCACAATAAACATAATCAATATGTTCTAAAGTTTCAGTAGCACCTTTAAGAACTTCTAGCTCATAACCTTGAACATCCATATTAATGAAGTTACAATTTTCGATTTCAAAAGAATCTAGAGTATCAACCACAACCTCTTCTGTTGTAGGAAATCTTACATTTGGATGATGTGTTAGATGATCTTTCGGTGTAAGAATTGAGCTACTTTGTTGTTCATTATCACTGACGAACATTGTAACTCTTTCGTTTTTACTTCCTAATGCAGTGTTATAACTTGCCCAATTAATCTCTAGGTCTTGAAGATTATTTCTTAAAATTTTATAGTTTTCAGATAAAGGTTCAAACAGATGAAGTTCAGAAATTCCATTTTTAATGTATTCGGGAATCTCTTCACCATAATGAGCACCAATATGAATAACACCCGTAATATTCATCTTATATTTTGTTATCATTTCAGATAATGAAATTAGCATTGAATCCAATCCTCACAGTAAAGATCTTTTGTATTATGTGTTAGTGGTGGGCCGAACCATTGCTTTGGTGCGATAACTTTTTGGCTTTTAGCTAACCATGCCCCCCACCAACTAAAGGAACTGTTTGCGATAATATGATGACTACATCTGGATTGAAGATAAAGATCAACTGCTGTACTATTAGATTCTGAAATATAAAATCTATCCGAACGAAATGACACTTCTTGTTTACACCAATTTACATCATCCGAAAAAACAAAAACTGGAACATCAGGTAACTGACTAAGAGCGTTTTCATAATAGCTCATCGGAAGAGTTGGATGATGAGTGTATTTAAGATAATCTCCTCGTCTAATATGTAAAGAAATCACTGAAGTATTATTGAATTCTTCATCAAAAAAACTAGAAGCATAAGATATTTCAGAAGTTTCTTTAAACCGAAAAGAGTTTCTTATATCTTCTGTTATATGTTTAAAATATTTTTCGCTCTGAAAATAACCATAAAGAGAAACATTATCAGGACACGAATTCCATAGATTATTATCAAACTCAAAAGAAGATTCTTCTAGAATCGGTCCAGAAAGCAGTCGTCTTGGTGCTTCGGGTAACATAAAACAATCAAAAATAGTGCAATCGCTAGTTGCACAATTAGGATCTTGTGTTGCAATGAAATCTTCTGGTGGAAGACGATAATCATAATTATGTTTCACTGCCAATCCTCTAAGAGCAGCATATTGAAACATTTGATTACCGAGTCTCCCGAGATTTCCCAATGAGTTATTAGCTAACATAGTTCATTTAGTAAGCAATTCAATAATTTTGGCGATTTCAATAAAGCTGAAGAATCCCCATATAAAGACAACATCCCACAGTTTGTATTTAACAGCAAAAGGAACAGTCAAGAAACCACCAATGCATTTTATCAAAAGACCAGCCGTCATATCAACATGAAGAAGAATGAAATAGCCAACGATAAGAAAAATGTTACCTATGTAGCGTAAAAAAGTTGAACGGTCCATTCTTCCATTATACACGTTTTAACTATTTAAGACATGGATCTAAGTTTTCTTAAATCTCCGAATTTTCTATCACTTCTTCCACTCCCCCAACAACAATCGCACACACTCGTCGTTATTACCTGTCCACCAATGCCTCCGGCCCATCCTGCAGTAGAACCATAGACTTTATATCCTGATCCATCACATTCTGAGCAAGCAACTCCACTTATTACATGAGAAAATCCTAAAAGTTCTCTCACCTCTTCAATAAACCCTTGACTTGGACCACGTAATTCAAGAGTGTTTTTAATACGATCAAAATATGATTCTAATCTTTGAAATTGTTCTTCCTTTTCCATGATGTTCATAACGTTGCCAGTTGTTCTTGAATTTTAAGATACTTCTTGATGTAGTGAGGGGTGTTTAGATTTCTTGTGACCCAATAACGAACCATCAAATCCTCATCGCTCGCTAGTTGTTCTAATATTGTTGATGGTGTGTTTAGATTATTTGCTACTTCTTCACGAACCCAATAATTTTCATCGGTCGCTAGAATTTTTAGGGCTTTTGGTGGAGTATTTGGATGATTTGCTACACAACAACGAACATCCCATTCTTCATCGGTAGCTAGTTGTTCTAGAACTTTTGGTGGTGTGTTTGGATTTCTTACTAAAGAATATGACATTAATCCGTAATCCATAGTACCAAATTCATTATTTGTTGGTGATTATTCAAAGATACCAAGGATACACTTTTGTTTTGTTGGATTCATTATTCCGGAAAATCTCATCACTATATGGAACTGCCATCTGTTCCATTTTCTCTTCAGATAACAAATCAATGTGTACGTTGTAACCTTCACCGTCATTAGTAAACTCGTCATAAGCACCGAACTTAAGATCTTCAGTAAGAATATTATCTAAAGTTTCTCTTAGTTTTTCTAGTGATTCTTTAGTTCCACAGATAAAAACGCTATCGTGTGGTGCCGATTGTGCATAGACATGTAATGTATTACTCATTTAATTTTCTCCTTTGTGAATTTTTTAAATTTTAGTGGTGGTGGACCTTTTGGCTTATTTTTATTTTCAAAAGATATTGAACTACTTCCGTTACCAGAAAAAGAAGCAATAATCAATAGGAATCCAAGAATCATTAATTCTGGTATCATGGAACAAGAGCCTCCCAGGCACGAACAAGTGATTCTGAAACTTCATCAAGTTTTTCGGGAACATCATCTATGTTGATAGAATAAGCTTTTAGATTATACCAAATTCCTTTTGTTTTCCCGATAATTTCAAATGTAGCAGTTCTAGAATTAGTAATATCTGTGGAATGGTATGGTCTAATTACCAGTTGTAATCCGGGTTTATCAGAATTACACTCACATCTTCGGCTTTCCTGGGCAAACCGCCGACAGGCATACCAATTACATTCATTCCATGGATCATCTTTATATGAGGAATAAATCCAAAAATTATTAGCTTCCAACCATTCTAGGAAATCGGATTCACCAACAAATAGAGTAGTCATCTTTCAATTTTCAAAGTTTGCATATAATCCCATAGATTTTGAAGAATAATGTCAAGAGTTGTCTCGGAACTAGCTCCCTCTTGAATTCTCATTGCACTATCAATAAATGCAATAATACTACACCCCTCATCTTCGGTAAGATATCTTTCTGGATGATCCCACTTATTGCTTTCCATAAATCCAACAAATTTACCACAATCACCAATACGGATACTGGTCAAATCGCTAAATGTTACATGGCGCCAATACCATCCAATATAAGGAATTCTCTTTACGCCAGTAGTATTATTTTCCTCTATATTGGTGATGAAGTTATTATAACATGAATCTAAGATAGCAGCCTCCAAATACACACGAGACATCTTAGAAAGTTTTTCTTTACGTTCCGAGTAGCTACCTCTTAAATTCCAAAAAAGATTTGTGTCCATAATTCACACTGCAACGTCAATTTTTAGTTCATTCCGAATCAGGTCCAACAGATACAGATTATCAGATTCGGGTTCATTATAAAACTCAACATCTGAATATCGCTCAGTAAAATACCGTTTAAGTTTTTTGACGAGTTTAGGATATTCTCCAAGATAGACTTCTCCTTTGGTTGCACAAGTAAGAATATGAAGATCCTTACTGAACTTACCGTCAAATGGTTTAGTTGTCATTGTGATTGATTATGAGAAAAATAGATAAAGGAACAATTGGTCTTTTGGTCGTTTTTATACTAGCACACAACACCAAAGAGTGTTGATAATTGTGGACAGTTTATTGACTGTCACACGATGCTCGTCGCGGGAATCTAACCCACCTCCTACGATTTATGAGATCGTTGCATTCAACAGATTGCTAGACGAGCGAATAAAATTCAATCTTCTTCTTCCATATCACCGTCATAGGGTTCAGAAAAGAGTTCTTCCATTCTTTGTTGTTTTATTCGTTCGTATAGCTTATCAAAGTTAAGCTGTGGTGGATCGTTATCGTCAAAGGAAGTCGTCATAATTTTTGAAGTTGTTCTTGAATTTTAATATATTTCTTGATGTATTGTGGTGTGTTTAGATTTTTTGATACAAAATAACGAACATCCAATATATCATCGGCTGCTAGATGTTCTAGGATTTCTGGTGGAGTGTTTGGATTATATGCTACGTTCCAACGAACATATGGATTCTCATCGGTAGCTAAGATTTCTAATAATTTTGGTTGTATATTTGGTGATCTTGCTACCCGCCAACGAACACGATAATCCATATCGGTCGCTAGTTGTTCTAGAACTTTTGGTGGAGTGTTTGGATTTCTTGCTACTTCATAACGAACATCAGGATCCTCATCGGTCGCTAGTAATTCTAGAGATTTCGGTGGCGTATTGGGATTTGCTGCTACTGACCAACGAACATTATATTCCTCATCGGTCGCTAATAGTTCTAATGTTTCTGGTGATGTGTTTGGATGTCCTGCTACTCGCAAACGAACATCCCAATCCTTTTCTTCAGGGTTCATTTTTATTCAAAACGGATTCAAACGGATCATGACCAGTGTTAACAATAGAAACCGCTCTACGATAAAAGAGGCAGTCTGTTTTACCTGAAGCCTCAAGTGCTTCTTTAATTTTTTGCCAGTTTTGTTTGATTCGGTCGTCCATAAGTTTAGGTGAAGAGATTAGCGAACTTCAAATTCTAGCTTACGAACTTTTCTCTTTCTTCTGGATTCTTGATCGGCCAGCTCGGTTGGAGAGAAGATGCTGCTGTAAGTCTTAGATTTGATTGGTGTTAATAAAACAATCTGAGTCATGTCAACTGCAGAAATTCTATCGTTACGAATTGATGCCATATTGGGACATCCACAAGTACCAGTTTTTACGATTTCGGTGTTGCAGCATTTGCAGAGTATTCTTAGTTCTTCCATAATATCCATCATTATTTGATGGATTATTTAGAAGGAAGATCGGAGCAGGGAGACTTGAACTCCCACAGCCTTACGACCTACGCATTTTAAGTGCGTTGCGTCTACCAATTCCGCCATGCTCCGACGAAAATCACTCTTTTAGCTCGGCTTTACCATTAAGATAACATAGAAAGAGATAATACAATAACAGTAAACTCGTTACAAATTTTATTCCATACACTTCATAATCGCTTATACTATCAATAATAATGAACCAGAAAATATTCCATATGAATAGTGTAAGGGCACCATATGGTGCTTTGTGGAAGTTAAGACTAGAAATGACTCCTCTTCCTAGATATGTTAAGTGTTTCATTAGAACTCGTTGGGACTCTATCATCTTAGTGGTTCCTGGCTTGAAGATGGTCGGGTGATGTGACGGTTTAGGGTGTGTCCACTTCTTTTAGATCAAAAATCTCCACAGATTCATCTTGGTGAAGGTCATAATAATCGGTGATTGTATCAACAAGTGATTCTGCAGTTTCATCGAAACTAAGATCGTGATCAGTGAAGCGACCAGTGTTAGACACAATCCTAACACTAAACTCAATAACCCTCTTCTTTTCTGATAGAAGTTTTTTCACTTCGCTCTCTAATTGCACTAACTCAATGCGAGAAAGATTTTCAATATTTGGAAGTTTGTTTTTCATGAGAATTTTAATGGATTAGGTAAATGATAGATGTTATGACAACAAATAGTTTTAATCATTTTCCTGATAAGTTTTAGAAACCAATACAGCGATCAATAAAAACCACCCCCAACCAGTTACACCATGAATTGCGGCCAACAAAGCGCAAACTACGGCAGCAACAGATGAAAGATTGATGGCGAGTGCAATGCCTAATGTTTTCATAATAAAATCTCCGAATATATGTGAATGTTAATAAGCTAGTGGGTTCAATGCCATGTGACCATCCTGCGAACCAGCGGAATTGATCCGGCCCATGCACCAAGAATGGTAACAGGGAAGAATACAACACTTCCCCATCCGTAAGCAGCAGCAGCAGCAGATGATCCGGTGTTACACCAAGCAAAACGACCGATATAGCCGCCGCTACTTGTGATGCAAATAAAGTCGTTCATTAAACTCTGCTCCCTAAAATACGAATGTTAATCTCTTCCATAAGACTAATAATCAGGGCAAATAAGAGTTAATGGTTTCACGAACTTCAGAAAGATCATAATCAATCAAAAGTTCACCGTTCTCAAAATGGGGCAGTAGAAGATCTCCAGAAATAATCTTACCATCATCGTTTCTGACGTTGGAGAATGTTCTGTCTTCGTTCTGAACTACGGAGTAGCGGCCTTCTAGGGAACCCTTTCCTGCCGCTGTGATGGGCTTTTTCTGTTGACCGATCCATTGACCATCTCGCTCCATTGCAGAGGTCTTCTGAGCGTACTGGTGGTCGTCGCGGGCGGCTTCTTGAAGCAGCTTATGGCCCCATCCGAAAGTCATGTTATCGGCAGAAAATCCATTACTGGTAAGCTTATAAAGAACACGATCAATCATGGAACAGTCAATACTGTCACCATAAATCATCCGAACGGTATTGAGAACCTTATAGCCCTTGCCATTGGGAGTAGAACCAAAATAGGATTCCAAAATGTTAAGACAGCCAAGTGCAACTTCAGGTGGAAATCCACTATCAGGCCGAATGATGAGTGTTGCATTGGTCATCTCAATCTCTTCTTTTAATGCACCAACTTTATGACAAAAATCATAAACGTTATAAGTGTCGGCAACCATGGCGAATAAACCGCCATCTTTAGCACAAACTCGTAGAATGTGACGAATATAATCTTCTTCTTTATCTTGTTTCCATTGGCAAGAAATAGAGTGTTGAGTTGCATCAATAGTTGTATTCGTAACATCTTCGTTATAATACATCATCGCCCATAGAGCGCCGGTATTATTATCGGTGATTCTAAAAGAAGATAAATGTGCAGCACCACCGATACCAGCAGATTCTTTACTACTTACACCTCTTAGACCAAAATCAGAGACTTTATAATCCAGAAGATTGGGATCTCCAGTTTTAATCAGATATTGTTTAATAATTCTTTTTGCATTAAACGATCGGGTTGCGACAGTAGAAGGATACCAAAATGCACGAAGAAGTGGAGACTCAAGAGGACTCACTAGCCAGGCACACTTTGGATCCGTAACTTCAATATTACCAACGATTGTTTTTGGATTAACAACGGTTCCTTCTGGAAGAGATTTAATTCTAATCGGCAGTTTACCGCCATGTTGATCTACGATGTACTTATAACCTTCAGTGTTGAAACTGGTTCCTTGCATGAATGCAAATTTAGTAGCAACATCTACCTCCTCGTTTGTAATTTTACGAGTTAGATATTTTTTGAAGAACATTTGTGGACCAAAATGCACAATCTGTTCCCAATCTCCACCGCGAGGTGCGATGTATGCACTCTCGTTTGTGGTGCCAGGAATCAACATGTAAGGATGAGAAAATTTATATCCATCCGTATCAATAAGAATGGAATTTTCAAGAATTTGAAGTTCGGTTTCGGTGAAAGAAGTTTTGTTCACGATGAAAAATTAAGAGTTTACGATAACGATATCAGACAAAAAGTAATATCAACAAGACGTAGATTCGTTCACAATTTGTAATGCCTCACTCAGGGTAATATCATTTTCTCCTGAATGATAGACAAAACAATCTTTATCCCACCCCAATTCATTAGAATGAGTCTCATAAATTTCAGTATCGGAGTCTTCACAGTCTTCAATTTCACATTCATAGTCACTAGCTCGGTCTTCATTTTTAGCTAAAACATATGCTGAACGTGTGATTTTTACGCAATAAAGTTTCATTAGTTTAAATTTCAGAAAAGTTTTTTATTGGCATTAGGATAAAGAGTTCCCCATTGATCTACCTTATGCAGTGGATTTTCTAATTGAGCCGGTGAAGGTCCATTACTAAGATCATATTCTTCTGATTCAGACCAACCACATTGAGGACATCCATAAGGCCCGTGAATCACTCCGACTCCCACATCCACTGAATCTCTCCAAACACGAGATGAACATTTTGGGCACAATTCAACTTTCATTTGGTTCAACCTCTTCAGATTCTACTGTTTCCATGTCAACTTCACCACGATCTAACATCTTAGTTTCACGTTCAAGAAAAGCAAAGGACTTCAATTTGTAGATTTCAATATCAAGAGGTTTATCTACACGAAGACAGATACCTTCATCGGGTACTGAATTTTGACAAAGATCACAGTCTTTTTCAAGATAATCATCACTGAGTTTCTCAAGAAAGTTCTGATGCCAGTGGTCATTTACAGAAAGATCATAAAAATCCTTAGCCTTTCCATAATAAATCTCAGGAACCGTTTTGATACCATAACGATCACAATAGGTCTTCATCTCTCTAGGTGACATTTCATAGACATCGCCCGAAACAGAAGTAATTGTTACACGATAGACGTAGAAATCAAAAGTATTGGGATCACAACCATAGTCATAACCTTTCTGAATCTCGGCTCCTTCGGGAGTATAACCAACGATCTCACCATAAAGTGAAATTCCATTCTTCATAAAGGAATCATACTTGCGAGCACATTGACCCCAAATATCACTAGAGTAGAAGTGATTATAATTGGCTTCCGAAGGATCCAGATAGCCATTCTTCACAACTTTCCGGCTACTATAGACAAGATCATAATGGGTATCTACGATATTCACACCCAGCCACTTCAGAAGTTTTTCAAGCCTATTGAGTGGTTTCACACATAAAACTTTACTGAACACTGCGGAAGTTCCATGTAGTTTTCTAGTAATAGAGATATAATCTTCTGGATGGACTTCACTAATAAACTTTCTTAGTTGAGGAGTATCAATATGGAAGTGGAATTGTTCATCAACAAGACGGCTGACTTTCGCTTTTTTCTTCTGATTCTTCTGTGTAGATTGCTCTCTCACATACTTAACAACATACTTTTTACAGATTTGTAGATCTTGAATCAAATCAAATTCCCGATCTACATCTTCTTCTGTGATTTCAACGGAAGATCCATAAGTATTAAAAAACCAATCCATGATATCACTTACCGGAACAACATAACCTTCCGACTTCTGACCACGAAGACGTGTCGCTCTTACTCGTCCAGTAGAAGGAAAATAACCTTTTACTTCGGTATCTTTATTAAGATTACTATCCTGAAAAGAATTACTGTACTTCAGATAATCTTTATTGATGGCACACTCCAGAGGAAAGTACACATACAACATTCCTTCACGGGCATTCAGTCCGGTAATAACATTGTTACCGTCAACAGTTGTGATCTGAAGACGATCAGCATTTGGATGTTTACGCAGATTATCAAGCCGGATGATTTTTGCGAGATAATTTTTATTTGCTTTTTCGGAAATTTTTAGTGACATGTTTTAAAGATAACTAGAATTAGTTTAGCACAGATCGGTGGAAGTGGGTGTGTTATTGGTCAGTTTCAAAAGTGTCCATCATGACAAGGTTTTCATGTTATTAACGGTTTCTTCTAGTATTGATTGTCTTTCAAGTAGATGAAAGAAGAATCTAAGAGTATTATTGGCATCCACATCAGCTCTATGTGGAGTTCCATTAAACTTAAGATGATGTTTTTTCATTGCGCTTCTAAGACCACCACACATTGAACGACCTTTCGCCGCCTCAATAAAAAGAAAGAAGTGCTTAACATCAATAATTCTGCGACCGAAGAATGGAAAATCAATTCCTTCTCTCTTAACAGTGCTGATTAAATCGCTTGCATCGGTCAATCCCCAAGTAACAGGATTCACAAATGGATGGTAATGAGTATGAAGTTTAGCAATACGATCAACAACCACTTCCCAAGAGACGGCTTCTTGATCATATGTCTCCTGAGTAATTCCAGTAAGTTCTGTGATAAAAGGATGAAGAGTTACAGTTTTATCTTTGGGTCTCACAAGATACGATTCTTGCAAGAAAACGTTGTTAGATGGAGATCCGATTGCGATACCAACTTGAATAATATCTTCAGTTGGATTTTTACCGTCGCAATTGTACTCCAGATCCAAGGCGAGATAGATTTGTTCTCTCATAACGAAGTTGAATTTTCACCAATAGTAGTGAAAGAAATGGGCTGGCGGTAGCGTCAGTGGACAGTTTGATTATTGGCCTAATAACAAATTCATTTCATATCATCATAACAAAGTTTCATGGTGCGTCCACATTTTCGCAACGATAATGCTCATATTCCAAATCATCATCACCATCAAGAGGTAACATATTCGGGCAACTCCAAGATTCTATTTCACTCTTGCATTTTTCCATTTTATTCCTGATTTGCAGTTTGATTATTGGCCAACTGTCGTTTCAAGGCCCTAACTCCATGATGCTTCATCATATATTCAATTTCAGCTTTTCTTTCTTTTGAATTAGGCTTAGAACCAATATCAATTCTTACCACAGGAGAATCCCCTTGTTTCTTAACACTTTTACGAATCTCCTTAAAAAGTTTCTCTTTCTTTTTTTTCTTAGCTTCAAAGAGAAATTGTTTGAATGATTTCATTAGTTTGCTTTTGGATTATTTAGATTTTAATCAATATTCTTCTCAATATAATCCGCAATTTCTTCAAAAGATTTACCACCGTCATTCATACTCATAAGAATATTTTTTTGTTCATTCGTTAAACCAGACCAAGAAGATGCTATATCTGGAAGGTTTCCCAAATCTCTCTCCTCCACTCCAAAGGGATAAAATACTGCCCCAGAAGTATTTTTACTCCAATCTACATCGGGATGTAAATCACACAAAACTCCAAGACAGCAGTATCCCTCTCTATGTCTTAGATAAATGCGAGATTGTTTATAATTACCAGAACGTAGAGCTTCTATCCACAATTTTTTACTTCAGGGTTCATAATTCAAGGATTTTTCGGTGGTGGTAAACATTCGTCAATTTCAAGATGATCAAAATCGGGTTCAAAATATTCTATTTTGGTGTGCTCAGGATTTAATTGTCTAAACAGAACCGCGTTAGCTTGTTTATAAGAAGTAAAATAGCAGTAATTAAAATTGTGATCGTACCAGAAACCGAAAAAGTTTTTCTTTTGAATAATATAATAAATTTTATTGTTTTCGGCGTGATAGAACTTCTTAATTCTCCAATTCATTTTTAATTTATCTTTTTTTGTTGGAAGAAAAGATTCTTCAATAAGTCTCGGTCCTGTTGGCTGAGGTTTAAATTTTTTCGGTCTTTCCGAAGAAGAATCGGGTGCAACATTTTCGTGATTATAAAATCTTGGATTTGGAATATTTTTCATAATAGTCTTCAAATAAGGACACTCCGATGGATTAGTACAAGCAGAACTTTTTTCTGCATTAGTTTCAACAATATCGGGTGCATAACACCAGCCACAATCCCAATAATTACATCTACTCATGGATTTCTCTTTGCTTGTTCTCTTTCAAACTTTTCTTTCAACATCAAAAATGTATATTGTTCTTTACACCATTTGGGTTCTTTATTGCATCTGATAATGGTTTCGTCTCTCACTTCGGGTGTAGCATCTTCTTTACCTCTTTGAACCGATAGTGGAACGAGGACTACAAGTGCAATGCTTAAAATAATTGCTGTCATTAGTTTGTTCGCAATTTTTATTAGAGTAGCACATGATAGAATGAATGTTCACAAAGATGTGACAGTTTCTAAAGTGGCATAGAGAGATTCAGCAGATTATTTCCGTCTTGTACAAAACGCAAATTCAGTTCTTTAATTGAAGTTCACAATAAAGATCATAAATTTCTTGATCTGTAAAATTAAAATCTAAAGACAATTCTCTTATCTTTTTATATTGATTATCTAACAACATACAACTACTCAACTCACTTGAATTAGAATATAATATTTTTGATACAAAATAAAAAGAATCACGTACAGGAATACCTTCCAATATAATTTTAAAGGTATTATCTTTAGTAACCGCCGTTTGAATTAGTCCTCGTTTAAACATCACTCATTATTAAAAATGGAACATTGGACGGATGCTCTGGGATGTCAACATGGATGGTATAATAATTGAGACTATGAAAATACTGAAACTCGCTAAAAAAGCCGACATGATTAACGCCTCTTAAAATATTCATCAATACGATCAACCCAAGACTTTTCTTTTAATAGAAAACTAATAGCCAGATTTAATAAAAATATTCCTACTACAAATGGTGAAACCAAAAGTAAACAAAGAATAAAGCGGACAACAATCACCGGAAAAATGATACTTCCGGCAATTGTCAACCCTGAAATCGTAAGCGTCAATAAAGATGATTTACTCATAGTGCGGTTTTACGACCAAACAGAATTCCAATTCCACCCCCAAGAGCAAAAACAAAGAACTCACGAATTGGTGACCAACTATACTTACGAACAATCATCTGAGTCTCAGGAACTGTTACAGTTTTATTATCAGAATCTCTTACGATAACCTGCGCTGGTTGTTGTACTTGTTGGCGATTGTTATCAAACATATACATCCAAAACCAAGGGTTACCTGTAATTCCAGAATCGTTATATCGTTCTACATAACGCTCTCTGGTAATAACAGGGGCGGATTCTCTTTCTACTGAAGTTGATTTTACCACAGGAGTTGATTTTACTACTGGAGCTGTGACTTGCTTGTTAATTCTTACGATGTTATTGGAAGGTGTAGGAATAGATGGTGCAACTCTCGGTGAAGAATTAATAACCACTTTGGGTGTAGGTGCCGGAGTAGATCTAAAAGAAGAAGGAGTGGAACGATATGACGTAGAAGGTGAAGATCTAAAGCTACTAGAAGAACTTGATCGGAAGGATGAGCCGGAAGATGACCTAAAAGACGATCCAGAAGACCTATAAGTTGCAGCGATAATTACGTTTGAAGAAATCGGTTGATGGATAACAGGATTGCTTGTTGCAATAACAGTGGAGAGAAGAGTTTCAATAATCATTGATAAAAATTCCAGTCAGTGTTTTTAAGAGTTAGGTAATTGTTATAGTCTAGTTCTACTCTTTGGCCGAAGAGTTTGACATCTTCAAATTCTCCACTGACCAAAAATGAACCAACGGAACGTGTCCATGAAAGATCTTGCGTATATTCAACAAGAGCAAGACCGTGAGAAAGAGAAAGTTGATTAACGACTTCTCCGATATTAGGTTTTAACCAGAATCTTGGTGAATTCCAAGAATTTCCGTACTCAAAAATCATGAGATCTTACGAAGAATAAAGACTGAGCGACCGATCATTTCTTTGCTCAGGTAAAGAGTGTTTCCATCTTCAAGTACGAAACTAATATATTGTAAAGTTCCGATTTTCTCTAGAAGATGTACTTCTATCTGATTTTTTTCGTCTTCGGTAAAAGCTTTTGTTCCAAGTTCTCCAAAAGGAGTAGTAATAGCGATTTCGTACATTGCAGATTTTGTTGTGGACTATTTAAGAGTAGCACAGGATTGGACTTTTAGGTTACACAGTAGACAGTTGTTGAAGTGTCTACATCTATTCAGTTGTGTTATTAATTACTTCAGTTTCAATCATCAGTCCCAATCAAATTAGCTATCTGTTGAAAGGTCATATTACGAAGATCTTGTAACATAATAGTATTTTCTGCAGCCTCCTTTTTAGCAAATTCGTATCCATTTTTTAGCCCTTCCGTAAATGCATTTTTGTAGATTTTTCCTGCCTCAGAGTTTTGTTTCCTATGTGCGCGAGATTGTTCAATAAGTTTTTCAACCGTAAAATGGGACTCTGACACACGCTCAGAATAATATTTACCGAACACTTCTTTGTTATATTCATCTATTCGTTCTTGATCAGTCATACTTTTGACCTCCCGCTGGCATCGTAAGGACTAGAATTAGTATTCCGAAAAATCGGTAACATAGGTAAAATGGGTTTTTGTGGATCGTACAATGTTTTAGGGCTTTCGCTTTTTTCTTTTTGGTTCATAATATCATTTTGTAATCCGTAAATTTCTTATTGAGTAAATCTGTTGTTATTTCTCTTTTATACATCTGCTATTATTAAAAATGGTACATTAGATGGATGCTCTGGGATGTCAACATGGATGGTATAATGGTTAAGAGTATGACCTTGAATTAAGCCGGGAAGAGCGCCGTTAGCGCGTCTTTTTCTTATAACATCACCAATTTGATAAGGCATCAATTGAGAAGACGCCATCAGTTCACCTTCACAATAATATTTACCGCTGGCTTTGAAGTAAGTTAAGTGTACTTTATATGAAGGTTTTGGTGGTTCTGGTAAAGGTTGCCAATGAGTCGGTTGTGCTGAATTGGAATCTTCTGGATCCAGTGCGCAGACCCATCTATTAAGTCTACAATTCCAAAATCCTTCTCTTGATGGTAGATCGTATCCTTCTTCATCCTGGGTAAATCCTAATAGAATACAATCATAATTCTCAGTTTTTGGTGCGGTGCGGATCGGTTGCCAATAGTTTGTTGATGTATGTGTTGTGGAATAAGTCATGTTGTTATTTTTCGTACTTCAAGACCATGCTAAATTCTTTTCTAAGGTCAGCGACATCCTTATCAATTTTTTTATTTTTATCCAAAATTATATATTCAGTACAACTAGGATATCCAATCAAATGATTTACCACAGTATTATCTTGTTTTTGATCTTGATATAAAATACAACTCGTAACGGCGATAAACTCATTTCTTTCAGTAAAACATTTGGATAATAGAGGTATGATAATAGGATTATCAAAATCTTCTATTTTATCATCACAAAAAATACAATCGTCGCATTCTACCCAATAAAGATCAGTAAAATCACTAATAGATTCTAACCCATTAAGATCCCAGTTGAAATAATCTGCGATTTTTTGATTGAGTTCGTCTCTATATTTAAATAAAATCCTAAGATCTGTAGAATCAGAGATTCTATCTATATTATAAGCTTCCATCAGTGCAGCTTTAACACCCCACACTGAAACATCATAAAAATCCAAAGAATCCATTTTTCTTGTTTCTAATGTTGGAATACTAAGATGTTTACGAGCGATTTTTTCTAATACTGTAATTGAATTTTCCTGTTCCATCATTCATACCTCTGTTTTTCAATAAGAACCACATTAGATGCTCTCGGTTTAATCTGTAGACGTTCTGAATATAATACACCTTCAGAATCTTTTGTGGTAAATCCACCACTAATGTCTAAAGTATGATCATTTATTACCCTAATAGTAAACGCTGTTCTTCCATCAACATCAGATTTAAAAATCACCTCAAATGGATTACCATTAAGATCTCGTTCAATAACAATATCCATAATCAAGAGTTAGTTAAGTATTTTTTGAATTTTTCTGCAATACCATATTGAATATCACGGCTTAGTGCTTCACTTGACTGTTCTTCTAAATGAAGATGAAGATGTCTATAAACAGGCATCCAGAAGCTAGTGTGATCCTTAATCGCTTCTTTGTTCACAGTAATAACATACTCAATGACAGGAATCAGATCATCTGTTATACACTCTCTTTGAGAGATAAGAACGGCCTCTGGGATATCAAACATGTTATAAGAAGGAATCAGAATTTGATCCTTTTCTAGAACACGTTTGGACTGTTCTGAAAGTTTGAAACGATCCATATTCATTTGCTAATAATTTTTAGAATGTTGTTGAGTTTTTCTGTGTATTCATCCGTGAATATCCGAGAAGAAATCATTGACTTTATCAAGTCAATGTCGGCATCGGTTGCAATTTCATAAGCAGGTACCCAAGGAAGACCTGCATCTGGACTATGAGGTAATTCATCTCCATTGGTTGCGGCATATAGATTATCCAATAACTCAACTGGACCACCAGCAGCACCAACAACTTGATAAGCTGTGGCACATAGTTCCTGCAACTCTTGTTCGATCATAGTTAAATCATCAGTTGAAATTTACTGTAGCACATCTTACTCGTGAAAGAGGTCTTATGTGCCAGTTTGTTCATCGGCACATAAGACCCTCAAACGAATCCCACTCTTTTCTTTAATTTATCAGAAGAGAAATTCGGTTGTTGATTAAAAAGTTCGGCAATAGAAACATCTCTATCTGGAGGCGTAATATCCAGATTTCTTGTTTCAATCAAATTTCTTGCTTGATCCGGGGTGAGCTTATTGAACTGAAGAACATCAAAACATCTACCAGGGCGAATAAGAGCAGAATCAATTTCATCGATAGAAGTAATATTCGTAGACAAAATCAATTTTTTACCACTTTTTGTAATAAGACCGTCTCCTAGATTGAGAAACTTATGAACGAAATTATTACCTTGCTCTCTTTTGTAGATGAGATTATCGGAGTCTTCAATTACGAAACAATCGGAAGAAGATTCTAAAAATCTAATAAGAGTGGAATCATCTGTTAATACTTTCTCGTCATAAGAAATCATCGCATCCCAACGATGTCTCTTCAATAATCCACGAATAAAACTTGTTTTTCCTGTACCTCGTTCACCCATCAACAGAAGAATTTTAGGTGAAGAATTTTTAAAGGCATCGTAATATTCATCTAAAGTCGTATTTCTTTCTTGAAGAAAAGGATACATTTCTGAATGAATTTCATTATTAATATCAATATCAACAGATTTAGTTGTTAATCCAGAACCAGACATCACCAACCATTGTGCCCTAAGACCTTTCTGTTCAATATTAAATTTTTCCAAGAGAGTATTTATGATATTCTCATATACATCATTTTCCGCTAAAATTTTAACTCGTAACGTCTTATCAGATTTAATGAATAGAATATAAAATTTATATTCTTTTGAATAGACAATAATATTCGGGTTTAACCCAGACCAGCTATCACCATGTTCAGTAGTTATAATATTTTCTCCAATGTTTTTGGAGAATTCTAAAACTTCTGATCTCCACGATTCGGTACAACAAAAACTAATCACCCGAGAAGCATATGGAATTTTATTACGAAGCCAGAATGCATAAAACGAATCCTTCATCTTCGGTTCATAGTCATTATATAGAAGTAGTTCAAAGTCTTTCATAATAAGTCTCCAATGAAAAGTTGATAAAATGTGTTCAAATTTTAAAAATTGTTAGTAATAATATCTCGGCAGTTTTTCTTGAGCGTTTGCCTTAGTAACAATAATCCGGTTCATCAATCTACCAGAAGGACTATATTCTCTTCTAATATATCTCTCAGCGGTCTCCAGACTAGCTACGCGAAAGGTAAAAGCGTTGGGAGTTTCAGCAGGAAAAGATACCCAATAACGTTTCCAATATCCCATAGAACAGTCTTCTGGCATCAAAATACCAAATCGCGTAACAACAGCAATCTGATAACCTGTCTCCGGGTGATAATAAACTCTTCTGAAAGTGGTGTGCCCTTTATTTGATGGATTCAAAACTGTCTTATAACACATTTCATTTTTCATTTTTCATCCTCCTCATATAAATCTTCTAGAAACTCATCAATGTTCCATGGTGTGGTTTCAATCTTTCCAGAAATTGCATCGTTCTTAATTCGGATAAGATATTCAAAAAAATCTTTATCTAACACATCATCTTCTAACCGATCCCAAAAATCAGCTCTAAGCATTTCAAAAAGTTCTTGTTCGTCATATTTTGGATAATGCCTATTATAAATCTGATAGTCTGAATAATCACCCTGAAGAAGTTTAATCCATAAAATGAATGCGTATCTGATGTTATGGATTCCTGTGGGAATACAATGTGTGAAAAGATAATTTAGGTGTGACATTTTAATGAATGATTATTGAGCTTTAGGGCAATCACCATTACAAGGACACTGATAAAGATAGTGTGAGTCCAATCGTTCTTTGCTAGGATCACATTTATCTGCAATGTAATCGCAAGCTTCTTTCATAATATCAGAATTGGATGGTCTCACATTACAATAATAGTCGCCTAGACATTGTTCGGCTTTTCTTTTGGATGGTAACCACGTCCATAGATCAGACGCGGAATCTCTAGTGTTCTTTAATTGATGAACAAAATCACATAGATCTGTTTCTAGTGTCATGGAGACATACATCTTCTACCAACAAAACAACCATAACACACCATCCCACCAAATGGGTAACAGATGTGCCAGTTTCGTTTCCGTCTCAATCCTAAATAATTAGAAAATGCCTAGAGAATGGAGTAATAACACTAGAGATCCCTGGAATGATAAGATTCACGCTATAATAAAAGCGATAGATCAACACACCAAATTATATCTCCAATCAGGTGAAGAATTTCATAATGAACAAGCAAATTTTTTAAGACGTTATGTAGTTGATTTGAAATCTTGGATTCATAAACAAGAGCAAATAAACAAGAAAAGAGATGCCAAAACTTAACAATATTATCTTTATTATCTGTGTTTCATTTATCTGTATTATTGGAATAAATTTTATTAACTGTAATTTCTCATTACCATTTTCTCTTTATGGTAATTCTTTGTATGGTAACATCAAAAAACCATTAGATGAAAAATGTAGTGAATCGGACAAAAGGGCTTATGATGCGTTATTCTTGTTATTGAATACTGTCATCGCTCTTAAGACCAAAATGGAAGATTAAATTGCTATAATTATAGAATAGCAGCAGCAATCGCCGCCAACAGGGTGGTGACGCGGGTTTGCATTAGGGCGAGGTCAACGGCTCCGCCGGATCCGTACGCTGCAATGCCAGCGTCGGTGTGACCATTGGCCGCGCCTTCTACATTTCTCGCAAACAGAAAATAGTTGTTTGAAGTCGGCACACCGGATATACTGCCATGGCCGAAGTTTGTGCTATTATATCTTACGGTGATTGCTGTTGAGCTATTTCTAACTGCTCCGACAAAACCTGTTGGCGGTCCCGATCCAGCGGGGCCACCATATCCGGTTGCCGAATTTATTCGCCCAGCGAGTACACCAGAAAAGTCACCGATATAAGTTTGTACGCCCGCAGCAGCGGTCTGCGAGCCAAAATACTTTGTATTATTTGTAGTCGCCGCTCGGTTAATAAACAACCAGGCGCCCGTATTGTTTTGCGGGTCGCTTTGCGGTCCTCTATTTAAGTTAATATATTTAGTACCACTACCTTTTAGGTCGACTTTTCTGCTATAATCACCAGTAACAAAGCCGATATTTGTTACCACCGGACCTTTGGGTGTATAGAGTGCACCGGTAAGAGTTCTGGGACCACGCAAAATCAGAATCTGCTGCATTGCATCCCAGTTACTGACGCCGGCATTCAGGCTGGCGTCGGCCTTGCAGCCAACAACAAAATCATTATAAGCGGATTTAACTCCATCCTCAAGAGCTAAACCATCAGCAGTTTCAATTGCAGCAATCCATGCTAGAGCATCAGCATCAAAACCACTTATCCTTCTCCTAGGAATAATTATCATTGGTGATACCTTTCTATCTGACTTCCCAATAGCGGGAGTGACCCAAGGAGGAGGAAGAAAAAAATCATGCGACTCCATTTACCCAACCATTGGGAAAATCATCAGTTGCCATTTGAGCAACAACAAAATCTATAGGACCCGTTTCACCAGATTTTTCAATCTCATTGTATAATTGTGATAATCTCGCATCATTATGAAAAGATGCAGCGAGAAGCTTATTATGTCTTTCAACAATAGCAAGAAATTGTGGCAGACGATTATTTGCTGCAATCTGCTCTTTGGCATATTGTAACTTTTCCGTGTAACCATTTTCTTGAGGCCACAACTGACTATTATGACGATCTGCATACCCCTTCACTAAAATTTTTAACTCAGCAACAGAACGTCGCTTAATATTTTGAATATAAATATAAGTTCCTTTTGGGTGACCGATAGGCACATTTATAATTTGTCCATTAGAATTACGGGAAGGTCGTAATTCCCATCCAGAAGTGGTATCATCAATAAAAAATAGCTCAGGATCAAACTTCACTGATACAAACGGAACCATTTCATAATATTCCTCTTCTTTATCATGAACATCACCATTCAAAAATGGCCAACGAACACCATTAGGATTGAGTACCTGACCATTGCTGACAGGAACAAACAATTTTACACTTTGTCCCTCTAGAGGACCATCAGTATAATACTCAACACCAGTTGTTTGATTGATAGTAGTAGACATGGTAATTAAATGTAGCGAACAGTGACGGTGAAAATATGACCAGAAGATCCAGTACCAACAGCAATAAGATCAATTCCCAGAGTATCTCCGGCGGCAAGTGTCAAGGTACCAGTAAGAGTGGATGTGACATCGGTTAAAATAGCACCGGATGTCAAAGTTGCATTGGAACTAAGAAGACTTGTTTTCGTTCCACTGCGACGGGCATAGAGCATTGCCTGACTGCTAGTGCTACCAGTGGCGCTGGGCGCTAACTCCCATGATGCTCCAATTACAATACAAGAACGAGGAACAGTAGTTTCAGAACGATTTGTTTCGGGGGAAGCGGATTCTCCTTTATTAGTTATAACAAATTTGATATAGTCAATTGGAACTACATTTCCACTTTGAATTGTGAGACCACCGGAAAACCCAAGTCCACTCCACGTTGAAGCTCCACGAACTAATACTGTATTTATGGTGTTACTCCCCCAATCTAATAATTGTGAAAGTGATACTTCTTCACCGGAGCCTACCCCCACACTATTTCTCGCAAAAACTCGCTGTGTGGTAGTAAAAGTGAGACCACTATCACCAACAGGACCAGTGGCGGCGGCACCTATATTTGTTCTCGCGTCAGAAATATTAGAAAGATTAGATAAATTATCTAAATTATTGAGAAGAATTCTTTCACTATTAGCAGAATCTCTATACAATAAACTATTGGATGTCGCATATAGATTTCTAGCTGTAGGAATAGGAGGTGAATTAAGAGGAAGCGTAAAAGATGAAGACACCCCTAGTGTAGTGATAGTTCCCACCGAGCTATTAATTGTTCCGGTGGTAATAATACCAACAACATTTAATGATGTGAGATTGCCCGTCCCACCAAAAACATTCGTTGAAACACCTGAACTGGCAGCAAAAGTCGCAATTCCAGAAACATTAGAATAAGTTGCTATTCCAGATGTTGTTGAATAACCCGATAAATTAGAATATGATGAGAAACCAGAAACATCAGAAAAAGATGATATTCCGGAAGATGAAGAAAACCCTAAAAGATTACCGACAAAATTAGTAGCGGTAATAATACCACTAGAATTAATATTATTGATTCTAGTGATGTCATCCTTTGTAATCTGAACATTACCTGAAGCTAACCAAACACCATTAGGTATCTGTGTACTACCTACGCCAACAGCATAATTGAATAACCAGGCATCAGTGTTTAATCCAACAAAAGAATTCTGTTGGAACCACATAATTTTTTTGTATGTTGCGGGAAGGGTTTCTATTCCAGCAATAACTAAATTAACAAGAGGTGAGCCCTCAGTTGATGCGACTGCTAATCCACCAGTATTGGCTGTTGTGTCATTAGAGTTATCAAATCCGCTTATATTAGTAGTAAATCCAACAACAATATCTCTGTCTTTAATAACAAAATCATCTACAATAATATACGCAGAAGTACCACCTATTGTAATATTTCCATTAACATTTAAGTTTCTATTAACTTGTACATCACGACCTACAGTTAGATTATTTGCCACCGAAACATTGTCAGGTAGACCTATTTGTGGCGATGTGCCCTCACCTGAAGTCACACTAACTTCAATTTCACCCAACGTACCAGTAATATTTTTTACATAATCTCCATAAGTATTGGTACCTAATCCTACAGAATCAGGTTTAATTGTTGCAGCAAAAGATACATTTTGTGTTCCATCAAAATTTTGAGGAGATGCAATAATATCACCTGTAATTTCAAATGTTCTAATATTTTGTAATTTAGACGAGGTTGTTGCAAATCCTGCTACAGCAGAAAATGTAGAATATCCAGAAATGTTAGCATATCCTGAAACAGTAGAAATTCCGGAGCTTGTTGAGTACCCAGATAAATTAGAATAACTGGCAATTCCAGAAATAGTAGCAAAACCAGCAGTGGCAGCATAACTTGATATTCCAGTATTGATTGTTATTACCGCAGTGCTACCAACACCACTAACCGATACTGAATTTCCTACAAAATTTAATCCTAATGCTGTTCCAAAAAGATTACCTTCATCAAAAACATTAATTCCACTAATAGGAGCAATAAAAGATTGCCATTGTGGAAAAGTACCATTGAATGTCAATACTTGCCCTGATGTACCATTTGAAACAAAAGTAGTAACACCGGGGGCAGATTGATAAACTAAATTTCCAGATTGACCACCAAAAATATTATAAGCTAGATTAGAAAAAGTAGAAAATCCAGAAGTCGGAACATAACTGGAGATACCTACAATTCCTGTAAGCTTACTTCCATCTCCATAATAAACAACACTAGAAAATCCCGGATTACTAGATGTTATAATACCATTACTAATTGTAACACCACCAAATGTGGATACTCCAGAAACGTTGATATTTGAAATAGTAAGATTAGGTGGAATATTACCACTTCCGACATACGGAACAAAAGTTTTAGTTGATGCAGCATAGGCAACAAGATTGCCGTCTGCAACTCCTGCCATATTAACATCTAAGAGTTGATCAAACTTTCTTGGTGTTACTGTTCCTAACTGAACTACTTTATAGTCACTCATAATTAAGACACCGTATCGTTAACTAATATAGTTCCTCTCAGAACTTTTTTCGTAGTCGGTGCTACATAACCATAAGTTAAAACGACATCAAAATAACATCTATTGGAAAACGGTAAAGTGTCAGTTACTGTCGCTGCCATAGAAATGTTGACTTCGTTATTTTCGGTATCTAATAAGACATTAAAAGGAAAAGATATAGGAGAAGTCGGATATTTACTAATTTTAGACTTCCCATTAAAACTTGAATTTAATTCTAAAACGGTTCCATCTTCATTATAAATTTTAAAGGTCTCATCAAAATCAGCACCCTTATCAATTTGTAAAGAGTTGATTTCGTACACTGCAATAAAATCTACAACACCTTATTCTATTTATATTCTAGCGAATTATTTCTAGACAACGAGAATAATATTTTTTGCGATCGGATAGTCCATTATAGCCACCATTGACTCGTAATGTTACTTGTTCAACGGTTGGATTTTTATCACACAACTGATTCATTTTGTTATTAGACCACCAAAAACCAGCCGATGTAAATGGATAATTTTCAGCGACATAATCAACTCCTTCCATGACCTTTGGATCCTTCATAAAGTTAGAAAAAGCTTGATAATTAGCTCTACCCGTTAATTGGATATATCCAGCTCCTTTGTATTTTCTACCGTCGCCAGGTTGTGTGTTGCCAAGGTCTTTTCTTCCTTCATATGCATCACCACTAGCTAACTCTCTTTTATAACGACCCCCACCAGATTCATGAGAAATCTGTGAAAGAAAATGTCTTATGCGATCTGGGGTAGTTATTTCAAATTGTTCAAGACAACGATTTAGTTCTACTACTTCTGAATCTTCTATAAGAGATTCGCCACAATTCCAAATACGAGCAAGTTGTGTTTTACTTACAATCTGAGAAGCATTAGAATTCATCTCAGATTGTTGTGGCTTTTTTGGATAAAATATCCGCCCCCAACCAGTATTTGGACCATCAGCAGTCCAACGTTTTGCTAATACTTTGCGATCATAAACAACATTCTTTCCATCCTCAACAGAAGTGGAATAGCCCTTATTCAGATCACCATATGGATCATTACATACAAAATTACCATTAGGCAGTTTTGTATGAATAACAATCATATGACCACTATTTTTGGTTGGATTGTTATTGGGGCCACGATGTAAAATACCGGCTACGATAGGACCAACAGTTTCTAAATGAGTTTCTAACTGTTCAAAAGTCAGATTTTTCAACCAGGTTGAATTTAAACCATAAGATGTCAATGCTCTAGTCTGAACATTATGATCCGTACTATCACCAAGAGATATAACTTTCTTAAGATATGCATCATCGCCTTTTGGTCCCGATGGCAGTGAGCCGGGTAAATAATATTCTAGACACATCGCGCAAGAAGAACTATTACAAGTTCTATCTGCTTGTGTATAATTATCGGTTTGTGGATACCAAGGAACTACTCTTTTAGGTTGAGCTTTTATTACTGGTGTACGATAAGTAATAACCCAACCAGATTTATTGGTAAGTTCATCTGGTGCCTTTTTAGATAAAGCTGTAGCAAATTCACTAACAGCTTTTAAATGATTTGGATTTTTCTCATCAAAAAATTTAAAAAAGTTAATTAATTCTATTTCCATCACACAACTAGAAGACTCTCTAGATATTTAGGTTAAACACTCCAAGTAAATGAAATCGGAAGTTGCAATCTCACCATTTTTATAACAAATCCACTCATCAAACTCTTGCAATAGGGAGAGTTCATCGTCTTCATCGGTTAATTCTTCAGTTCTATCAAGACACCAATCTACAAGATCTTCAATAATCTGTTCTTTGTTCATTGTTTTTTGTTTATCTGTCTCACTATAGCATAAATAGTCTACGTTGTCAATAGGACACTTTTGGAATTGGACTGGCTCTTTAACGAACAAGAAATGAATGAAGTTCCAGAAGGAATGGAAGGATTTGTTTATCTTATAGAAAATAACACCAATAATAAAAAATATATCGGAAAAAAGAACTTCTGGGAGAGACGTAAAGATCCCAAGACTGGAAGACGGAGAAAAAAAGAAAGCGGTTGGAGAAATTATTACGGTTCTTGTGATGAACTAATTAAAGACGTAAAAGAACTAGGTAAACAGAACTTTAAAAGAACCATTCTTTATCTTTGTCCTCATAAAAAAAGTATGTCCTATTATGAGACATACGAGCAGTTTAAAAGA